CTCAGAGCCCGACTTGGATCCAATAGCCGGGCGCGACGTCCTGCACCTGCACCCAAGGGCACAGGCGCCATCTACGACTACTTCAGCTGACGCTTTGCCCTGTGCGGCCGCTGCTGCCGCGCGTCCTTCCCCGCCGTTCATGATGGATCATGATCGTCTGTGTCACCCCTCCCAAGCATCTTCTGTTGCTCCATCCCCCACCCAGATACAGTGAATGTGAAAGGTTTGGGCTCTTTGCCACCTTTATTTGTTCTTCAGTTATCCGAGAAGCGAATGCGGCTTGCCCAGGTAGCCACCGGGAGGTGTGCATCCCCCACCGCCTGATCACTCAGCAGGATTAGATACAACGAGCCAGTGGTGATGTCTGCAACCGTCCCGGCGTCTCCTGCATTAAACGTAACCGGAAGGGTCACGCCCTGGTATACCTTTGCTACCTTTGGCGCGCTCATGAAGTCCGTGGCCACTGAAGCGGCCAGCCTGAACTTCATATCGCGCAGAATAAGGAACCTGTCGCGGTTCTCCAGGTTCTTCGGCACGATCGTACGAGTGATTCCAGGAGCTGCACTGTCGAGCACCTGCTCTACAGTCAGCGCAGCCCCGTTGGTCTGCCGATCGTAAACGATCAGCGCCCGGAAGGTTGCTGGGATCAGACCAGCTTCCGGCGCTTTGTGCTGTGCGATCAAATGAAACTCGATCGACTTCATCGTGATTTGGCGTCCAACGCGCTCGTCGATATCGTCTCCGCGCGGGACACCATTCAACAGACTAATGGTCCCAGTCGAGGACACGCCGCCTGTTCCAGTGGCGTCAAGGGACTTAAGCTCGCCTGGTGCAAGCTGAAGTCCCCGCACCGCCAGATTAGCTAGCGCGTCGGCCTCTCGGTAGGCCTGCGCGTGTGCCGCGCGGGCCACGATCGCCCGAGCCAGCGGTGCTGCACGGCGACGGGCTTTGCCTGCAACCCCGTACGCCATCTGTCGCACGTTCATGAGCTTTGACGGTGTCAAGCGCTCATAGATTCTTCCTCCCTTTGGCATCCTCTCACTGCGTTGCGTAAAGTTAGTTTTGTGAGAAATTTACGTCACGTTTTTTGCTTACGTCGCTCAAAACATGACGTCAAATGTTCAGTCTGGTGCATTACTGCTTTAAGGCATGCGCAACCTGGTGCGCCGATGTCACCTTAGGGTAATAGTAGACCCTAAGGTGACATCACCACCAAACCCCACCCAAACCCTACCCCCTCGCTATCGCGCTCCCCGTTGGAGCTTGGTGGCTCGTTCTCCTGGCCTGTTTAGGAGAGGAACGGGCGTCGCTCACAACGCGGGTCCCTCCCCTCCCTCCGCTTCGCTCCGGGGGGGCCCTCCCCCGCTTTTGTTCGCTCCTGCCCTTAGATGATACTTCTAATATTTCCCTCCGCGGCGGCCCTCCGCTTCGCTCCGGGGCCGCTTCGGGTCGGGCCCGCAACGGCGGGCCCTATTTATTATCGAAAAACTTCCTGGGATTATGAAGACTGGGAATTAGGAATCGGATCTCATTACGCATTTGATGACTCCAATGACTCTATGCAAAATTTACATTTACGCGGACTGGTATTTGTCCGATAACCTCACTATAAAAGGTTCCGCGTGACGTGTCACTGCACTTTTTTATTAACTTTCATAGTGATGGATGCAAGAAGCTACTATGTCGAATCAGAAGCTGAAACGTCGTCAATCGGCGAAGACGACGAACTCAGCGAGATCACAGCTGCTGAATGGGAAGAGGCTATGCGCCAATCAGAAGAAGCGCGTGCGGTGGCACCAGTTTCTCCTTCGCTTTCCGGGTATGAACGATCTGCACCAATTTGTGCATCTGCTGCCAGACATCCGCAACGCGTAGAACGCGCCCATTCAGGCATGGGGCGTTTAGCTCGTGCTGCTGCTGCTGCCTCACCACTCGCCGCCCCCGCACCCCCGGTCGGTGAGATTCCGGAATACCCACCCGGCCTTGCTGATCTCCCTGAATCCGACACCAAAAAGACGACTCGCGTCGTCTTTACGATCAACAACCCGGGTGAGTTCCGGCCCGTCTTCGACGAGTCAAAGATGGACTACCTTATCTGGCAACTTGAACGCGGCGGTAAGCAGAATACCTTACACGTTCAAGGATACTGCCGCTACAAGAAAAGGTTCCGTCTTCGAACCATCCACAGCTGGTTCCCAGAAGGCACATGGTTGCTCTTTGCCCGTGGCAACGAGCAACAGTGCCGCGACTATTGCACTAAAGAGGATACTCGCGTTGCTATCGGAGAAGAGCACGGTGTCTTCAACCCCGATGCCGGTAAGCAAGGACATCGATCAGACCTCTCTGAGGTTGCTGCTAAATGTGCTGCCGGAGTTCCCTTGCAGCAGATTGTAGCAGACCATCCTGTGACATGGATCCGGAGCCACCAAGGTATACAAGACCTCTACGAGCGCCTAGCTCCGGAACCACCTCCCTTCCGGGAAGTTACCATCCAAGTTCTCTGGGGCCCTTCTGGCACTGGGAAAACACACCGGATCCTGACGGATCCTGTCTTACGACAAGCGGGTGGTATATTCGTCGTACGGCCTGGCCGCGGTCCATGGGACCGCTACAGAGGCCAGTCCACGATCCTCTTCGACGAGTTCAACTGGAAGAAGTGGGAGATCTTCGAGATGAACCAGTACCTAGACAAATGGACCATGGATCTAGATTGTCGTTTCCACAACAAATCCGCCGTGTGGACGCATGTGGTGATCTGCGCGAACTCATCACCAGTTACATGGTACACGGACTCAGAGCTGGAGGTGCAGCTGGCGTTCCGCCGCCGCCTGGGCCATGGGTGCCGCCATGTTATGGCTCAGGAGGAGGACGTCAACGAGCTTCCTCCAGTACCGGATTTCGATCCCGTAAACGGACAAGACGTCCGCCTCCTGCACCCAAGGGCACAGGCGCCATCTACGACTACTTCTGATGCTCCGCAAGCAGCTGCAGCTGCAGCACCCCGGCTCTTCGTTCCATTCCGCGACGGGTATCCTGGCGGATCCCCCTTTCGCGTGAATGGTCTAGCTCCATCCACAGCTGGTTACGTCCTCTGTCCAGACTCCCAACCCCCTTCCCCAACTCAAATACAATGAATGGTTGAGCTCGAAGCTCCCACTGTACATTTCTTTTTGTACTTCAACTATCGGCATAGCGAACGCGACTCGTTCCGTGGTATCTCGGATTCGAAGCCCCGGCTGCTTCATCCGAGAATACCAGCAGATATAGTGAACCAGTCACTATATCTGCAACTGTCCCAGCATCTCCAGCATTGAAAGTTACGGGCATGGACACGCCCTGATAGAACTTGGCGTACTTCGGAGCAGCAATGAAGTCGGCAACCTGGCTTCCAGGTATCCCAAACTTCATGTCACGTAGGATTACGAACCTTTCGCGATTCTCAAGGTTCTTCGGCGTTATCGGAGTGTTGATTGTTCCTATCGAATCAAGCACTTGCGCCGGAGTAAGAGCAGCTGCATTCGCTTGACGATCGTAAACGATCATCACACGAATCATGTTGTTACCAGGAACTCCTACTGGAGTTGTACACTGAAACTGCAGCTGTACCTCTATGCTCTTCATAGTAACCTGCCGTCCATTCCTCTCGGTAATGTCATCGCCACGGGCGATTCCATTGAGCAAATGGACTGATCCAGACCATGTAGCAGCACTGTCCCCGATGTAGACAGTTACTGCTTTCAGTTCTCCTGGAGCCATTTGCAGACCACGCACTGCCAGGTTCGCGAGTGCGTCGGCCTCGCGATAACCTGTCAGTATCTGGCGTGCTCTGGCAGACCTAGCTGCAGCAGCACCACGGCGTCTCGCCGGTCCACTCGTAGCATACTCGTGCCTCACCGACAGCGCCTTGGTCCAGCCAGGCGCACGTTTTCCAACTTTCCTCCACATATTCCTTGTTTCTTAAAAGTTAGTTTCTGAGGTTGTTTGACGTCACGTTGCCGACGTGGCGGCAACGAGAACCTCCGACATCGCGCACGCCTTGAAGAGGTCAGAGAGAGGCCCGGCGGCGCCCTTGGATGCCGGGCCGATGAGGCGCAAGGAGAACGAGATCTTTCCCGCCGCCTGCCCGGCCACGGAAGCCAGGGGCTGCAGGGATGGCCCGTCCGGTTTGCGGTCGAACATGGAGATGTCCGGCGAGAATTTGATGGAGTCCGGAGGGATGACAGCGTTTCCGATCGCGAAAAGAACCGTCTTTCCGACGAACGTGCCGGGGGTCGCGCCTTCGGTTTTGATGTAGAGGACGCGCCGCTTGGCGTTTTGGGTGATCGGCATTTATTCCCCCTCGGTGTCCGAGTTCATGTTGGTGGCAATATGCGAAAGATGTACATCGAATTCGACCGTCGCGACGCCAAGGGCGCCATCTTGCGAGTCAGTGAATCGACCAGGAAAAACAGACGTCACAGCGAGATTCAGCCCATAGGGGTCGAGGTGACGAGCCAGCATCACGGCGCGGAACAGGTCGGCGCAAAGAAAGCGCAGCTCGGCGTCCCAGTCCTGAATTGCATCCATCGGCATGACGGCCTGGGCGATGCAATGGGTAGTCCCGTAGTACTTGCCCGAGAAGTTTTCGCGGTCGTCGCCGTACATCGTCGGTTGCGCGTAGACCAGAGCTTGCGGCCACTCTGCGCCGGTGTCTGCCGACTGGTCGCGCTGGATGGACTGGACTTGCCCCGCCGTGATGGTGTAGTAGTCGCCGCGGTCTTTCGAGATCTGCGCCACATGCCCGCGGATGTAGGCGAGCATGAGATCAAGGCGTGTCGAGTTGTAGTGGTAGGCGCCGGTCAGCGCCGGACCTGTCGCGGGAGTCAGGACCGCAGACACGTCGTCGGATCCAATGACGAGCAGGCCAGCCGAGTCGCGCCGCGCTGGCGTCTCGATGACCACGACCCCCGCCGCCCACGTCACAACAGTCGCGGCGCGCCCCTCGATCGTGACAGTCCCGGGTGTCGCCGAGAATGCGCCGGTGATCGTGATGCGCTGGCCTCCAAGCGGGGTGCCGTGTGCGATTGAGAGCGTGAGGTCAGCCATTCCACGCCCCCTGAGCTTCAGCCAGCAGGCCGATTTCCAGGAGCGGGAGCATGTCGCGGAAAAGTGACTCGGCGCCCATGCGCGGGAGCACGGTCACGGACTTCTTGAGCACGAACAGCGGGACCAGGCCGTGTGTCGTGTTCTTGCGGGCCGTCTTGACGAGCGGCCTGGCAAAGAAGACACCACCGCGACGCCAGGAGATGAACCCGCCTTGCGCGATCGCTTCCCGTGGGGAGATGCGCGCCACGCCCTTCGGCGTCTGATTGGCAGGAAGTGGGATCCAAAGGTTTTTCGCATGGACCGGGCGAACCGTGCCGCCGCGTTCCTGCAGACCTGCATATTTGTCGGCTGTGCCGTGCGTCTTGACGGTGAGCACCGGGCCGACAGCCTTCTCTTCGACCGTCGTCACCCAGTCGCGCGCCAAGTTTCCAGATCGGCGATTCAGCCCCATGTCGCCAGCTCGACCGGAAAGGCGAGTCTCGACGAGCCTCGTCAAGTACTCGTGGCCGAATTCGCGCATGACCTTCGCGGCGCCTGCCGTGAACTTCTTCGTGTCCGGCAGCTTGTACGAAAGCGTGAAATCTGCGGCCTTCATACGAACCGGTGCGCGTTGCTGTAGTTCTGATCGAGAAGCGCCTTCACCTCTTTCAGAAGGTGGTACTCCTCGCTCCATTGGGTGTCGCCGGTGCCGATGGTCATGCCGGTTCGATCGGCTTTGTCGTGGCGCTGCCAGAGGTTCGCAACCTGCAGCAAGCACGCCTCTTGTAGGATTGGATGGCTCGCGGCCACGCCGGCCGCATCGTCGGCGATCCCGCCGGTGTACGTGATCTCGACCAGCGTCCCCGCCGCGAAATCCCACACGTTGACGCCAGTTCCGTTTGGCGCGATCTCGTATTGTGTGGAGGCGACATCGACCAGTTGGGAAGCGCGGCCATTTGGCGCAGCGCGAACCGATGTGATCGACTCGATCGGGTTTCGAAAGACGGGGACCAGCGCGCCACGGATGACGCGCCGCTCCGTAGCCGCCTCGATCAGGAATCCGCGAGAGCAATACTGTTCCAGCCTCTGCGACACGCTCAAGATCATCCGCTCAAGCGTGACGTCAACGTCCGGGCGAGTTCCCGGGATGTTTCCGTACGCCTTCACGGCGGCGAGCGTGGTCAGAGGCAAGACGGCCATTGCTAGGCCGCTTCCTTCTCGTCGGTTTTCGCCTTCTTCTTGGCGGGCTTTTCAGGCTTCTCGCCTTCGTCGGTTTCGCCGACGTATTCGATCGCGGCACCATCGCGAAGCTCGCCCAGAAGCCGCACGAAATCCGGGGAATCAGTGACCTCCTTTGAGATCTCCGCTTCGCCATTCGCGTCCGGCTGGATGACGACGCCAGCGACGGACATGCACGGAATCTTCACGAGTTTGTAGCGCGCCATTTTCTGACCTCAGAAGAAAAAGGAGAGGGGAGGATCTCGCCTCCCCTCAACGACTTACGCGAAGTTCGTGACCATGCCGAAGCCGTCGAGCCAGCGGAAGCCAAGGGCGCCGTCGATGGTGACCGACGGGACGGTCTTCCTGGTGACGCGGGGCCACACGTCCGCCCAGTAGTCGCGGCGGGGGCGGAAGAACACCGGAGTCGTCGCGGGCGAGGGAACCACGGTGGGGATCTCGTCCGTGCCGATCAGGAGAACGCCGTCCAGCATCGACGGGTTGTCGATGATCTTGACCACGGTTCCAGCGATGGGGTTGAACAGCGCACCAACCTTCTTGCCAGCGGTGATCTCGCTGGTGTCGCTGAGACCCTGGGTCAGGAAGGTGGTGGGGTTCGAGGTGCCCAGGATGAGCGCGTTGATCTTCTGCTGAGTCGACCCGTTGCACATCACGTACTTGGGCGAGTAACCATCCAGGGCGCTGTACATGTTCGCGAAGATGTCGGAAATCTGCAGAATGCCGCCCTGGCCGTCGGCGGTCAGGCTTGCGCCGTTGGCCATGGTCGTGACGTTGATTCCCATCTTCGCGAGGCGGGTCAGGATGCCGTCGTAGGCGAGAGCCTCGGCGGAATTGTCGGCGGTGAAGTTCGCAGCCGCGGCCTGGGTGCCGGACACAAGCGACGTGAACACCGCCTGCGCGGTGAACGTGGTGCCCTGGTACACTTCCGAGCCAGAGACGCCCACGAACCAGGCGTACCCGACAGCGCCAGCCACGGGGGCAACGGAGCAGGTCAGCTTGTTGGTGGATCCGGTCACGGCGCCCGAGCTGGCAGCGCTGGACTTGATCGCGGCACCGCCGCTGATCGAGGTCGTTGAGCCGTCGCCGTTGGTCCTGGTGGACGGGAGAAGCTCGGACCCGGCCGAGGCGGGCAGCGATGCCGAGTTGATCCGGTACCCGCGCGTCTTGTGGGCAGCTTCGCCCGACAGCGCGACGGCGATCACGGAGTAGGTCGCGGCGCCGATGGTTCCGCCAGTGGATGCGGCAACCACGGTCGGGGTGGGGGTGGCGGACACCGAAGCACCGTCGGCGGTCGTGGTCAAGCGTCCGGCGGCGAACACGTCGGAAGCGATGGATGCGCGACCGGTCAGGAAGCGTCGCTCCTGGATGCGCTTCGCCTCGATCAGGGCGCGAGTGGTCGCGGCGCTGAGCAGGTCGATCTGACCCTCGGAAGCGTAGCGGGCTTCGTCGGTGACGGCGATTTCCACAGAGAGAGTCTTGTAGTACGCGCCCGACTGAGCGCCCGCAAACGTGGCCTGTCCGCCGCGCTTGCCTTCCTCGGTGTAGCCCGTGGTGTCACCCGAGACGCCGCCCTTGATGACGTTGTAGAGGGCAGCGGGGCCAGTGGCGCCCGAAGCTTCGCGGGGGATGATGTCGGTGAACGGAGTCTTGAGGGTGACGACGTTCGCGGCGGCGAGCAGGTCGATCCCGTTGACGCCGGAATTGCCGGAGGTGATGTCGGCATTGGCGACGGATCCGGCGTTGAGCGCCCGGGTGATTTCCTCGATGGCCTTGTCGGTCTGGTTCATTTGGGAGCTTCCTTGTTATGGAAGAAGGTGGAGCGGCTTTTGTGGGTTGGGGTCAGTGAACGAATCCGCTCCGGCTCAACTGCTCTGAAACTAGCATTTCAGCGCGGCGTTCGGGAGGCGCGGAGACGATGGATTCCGCCTTTGCGCGGATCGGGTCGGGTGCGTCGGCGTTCTTCACCACGCCCGCGTCGTCGTCCTTCGTGAAGGTCGTCAGGACGGGAACGTGAATGACGGGCGCCGGAATGTCGGCATTTGCCACGGTCGCGGCTTCGAGCTTGTCGAGGCGCGCCATGATGGAGGAGAGATCGACGGAGGCGAGATCGGCGTTTGCGACCGGCTGAGAGCAATTCTTGAATGCGGTCTTGTGGACTTCGTGCATGGCCTTGTAATGCTTCGCCATGACGCCGTTCCCGACGGTTTCATGAGCCTTGTAGGCTTGCTTGTTCCGCTTCGCGGCTGCTTCGTGGTGCTTTGCGTCGCCGGTCGAGTTGGCGCGGACGGTGGAACGGTACGCCTTCATGGACGCCTTTTTCGGGTCGCCAGCGTCGGCATTTTCCACGTCGTCGTCGTCGACATCGCCGAGATCGTCGTCGTCGGCAACCTTGAGAGCGTCCGTGTCGATCCCCCCCGCCATCTCGGACACCTGGGCCGAAACGTAGCGAGCGATCGCGGGGGCGAGAGACTTGATTCCGGCGCGAAGCTCCTCGGGGATCCCACTCTTTTCGCCTTCCATCTTCTCTTCGGCCTCGATGGCCTTTTGGAGGTAATTGATGGTGTCGAGAGCCTCCATGATCCGACCAGCGGTGTACGCTCCATTGGCGACCGCTTCGCCGTCGGCGGGCGCAGCCTCGGGGGCTTGGGCGGGTTCCGGCGCAACAGGTTCGGCCGGCGCCTTCTGGTCTTCGTTGTCCATGTCGTCTCCTTCGAGATCTGCGTTTTCGATCGAGGTGAATCCAGTCCCGACGCCTGGGATGTTCGGGGAGTCCACCAAGGATAGCTCTACCGGATTGCCCGTGTAGCGCATGATGGTGCGCCCGTGCGCCTTGGTGGCCTCGGTATCCTCCCACGGCTTGCCGACGATGCGCCAGAACCAGGAGAACGCCGTGTATGTCTTGTCGAGAACCTTCTTTTGCGCCCGATCGTCGGACACCAGGACGGCGACAGGAATCGCCCGCGCGCCGTCGTCGAATTCCAGCTCCCGAATGCAGCCGACGGCGCTTGGCTGGTGCATCTCGCGGAGTGCGCCTTTGGACTCGCCGCCGGTGCGAGCCTCGAAGTCGGCGACATACTTTTCGATGTAGGGTTTCGAGGACGCGTAATCCAGGAGCATCCCTTGCTTGTTCGGCTCACTGGGGTCGGAGATGCCGCGAACGATGAAATCCCGGCCTTCACCCTCGAAGTCGGCGTTCTGAATCTCGAACGTGGTTTGAATGCGCTTTCGGCTCATTTCAGCGACTCCACAGGAAGGACGCGGCAGCGGCAAGATGGATGCGCCGGGCCGTGCTGGTGGCCAGACTGGAACGCCTCATCGATCTTGATGGCACCTTGCGCGGCATTGGCCTTGCAGACGGGGCAAGCGTCGTATTGCGACCACTTCTTGCCCGGAACGCCTGCGGCTTTGAAGTACGAGAGGGAGCCGAAATCCTGGGCGGCGGCGATTTCCGTTCTCGCGATGTTGCGCGCGCGGCGATGACCGAAGGCGTCGTGCTCGTTGATCTTCTGCGCGAGAGCCTCTGGCGTCCAGCCCTCTTCGAAAGCCTTGGAAACCGAGTCGCGGACGGCCTGGCGGGCAAGGTCGGAGATCTGCCACTTGACGGAGGGATTCGGGATCAGCTTCGAGCCATCCCACTTCATGCCGACCATTTCAGCGGCGCGATTGGTGGCGTACTCGCGAGACGGCTCGACCCACTTGGTAGCGGCTTCCGGGGCCTTCGGGGTCTTGATTGCGGCATCTTCGCCGCCAACGACCGCGGCAGACGCAAGTGCATTCCCTGCCGTCAAGATCTTGCGGCGCGGGGCGGTT